AGTCTCGGTATGTTGTCAAATGTATCCGAAGGTGCGTTAGGGTTTTCTACTATTACCCCTGCAAGTGCCTGAGTGAGAAATCTACTACTTGAAATATATTTAGCTACCTTTCTTACTCCCCTCCAAGTCCAAATAGCCTCCTTGTACTCGTCATCCCATACAACTCTCACACCGTCACCTGCGTATGGAGTATCCTTGCCCTGAACCCATCGTGCATCATTCTCAAGGAATGAACGTAGACCGTGTACGTCAGAAAGAACAACCGTTCCATCTGCACCGAATCGCATAATAAGCTTTGACTCTTGGCTGTACCAGTATAAAACATCCTTACCGCCTGGACTCTTGCCCTTAATTACAGACCACTTATGCTCTGTACCATACGATGATAGTGTTCGACCATCCCTTGCAAGAACAGCCCCATCACCAATCACTACGTTTAGACCTTCTGTTGACTCTGTTTGCAGTGTTCCTGACGCATTAAAGAACTGCGCTTGGAACTTTCTTGGCTGTAGTGTAAATAGTTCACCGTTTACATTCTTGTGTGAGATTATCTCTCCGAATGCTTGGTCAATATCTTTGAAGTTAAGAGGAAGAAACGATTGGTTCTTATCATCAAGTGTGTTCTGCTCGTACTTTTCGCTGTAGTCTATACGTGAAGGTAGGTCTACTTGTTGGTCGATTAGCCTGTCGTTTATAGATGAGTAAGACAAGACACCGCTTTTAGGGGTGTACGACTGATTATATCTAAAATTGTTGCCGTGTCCAGAAAGATAATCTTCAAGCCAATCTCTTTGACTCGTAGTGTCTTTAGGGTACAGGAAAGAGTCGGTATTATCTGTTCTTAACTGTGAGTTTACTCTGTTTTGAGAGTAAAATTTCATACCCCCACCAAATCCAGGACCACCGCCCTCGTACTCTTCACCAGGACCTCCATCTGGAATCTCTGATGGATTTGTTTTTCTTGTAGCAAGATAGGTAGCTTGGGTAAACGTGTCACCGCCAAATACGTTTATTTGGTTCTGGTCAACAATTCCGTTAGTATCTGCAAGGTCCCCAACTCTTACCGAATATCCAGTGTCTATATATGTAGAATCTCCAGTCCCTCCGTATTTTCCTGGGTTTTCTTGGTACATCTGAACGTAGTAGACACCGTAGTCCGTGTTTTTATTTGGTGATTCAACCCCCGTTAGACCATCTCTTAATGATGAGTCAGAATTACCATCAACTCTAAGAACGAGCGATCTAGGATTAATATATAGGTTATTATGTTTTGTGTATTCTTTCTTCATCGCTGAGTTACCACTTCCAGCGACACTCCAATTTTTAGTGTTTGCAGAGTAACCTTTTCTAAATGAAGCACCAGGGTATATTTCATCAGAGCCACCGTCACCTATGTCGAAGATATCGTTGATATCGTACTGAGTATAGTCAGTACCCATGTTCTCTACCGTATATTCGGAGTAACCAGACAAGGGCAGTGTTGTTGAGAATAAACCGCAAGCAATATCGTTGTAATGCCTTCTATCCATCCTATACTCGCCAAAAACATTTAATTTACCTGCTGTAGGTATAGCTTTATTATCAAGCAATAAATCTGGAGCGTAAAATGTAAGTATCCTTCTGTTTACCCAAAATGGGTAAAAAGGTATAATATTGTTTATTGCTGGATTAGAGGCTAGGGGGTCATTAAGCAGAGAAGCACTCCAATTGGCAATTATAACTTTTGTTCCGAATGGTTGACCGTGTTTACCAGAAAAACCACCAGTATGATTTACGCCATAAGAGTCCCCTGGATTTGCGTCCTCACCATAATGGTAAAGTGGAGTTATCCTGTGATGTGTTGCTCCTCCTCTAAATTCAAAGTCAGGATACCCAAAATTAGTTATATCCGAATAAGAACCACCAGATACATTCCCAACACCTACAGAGTCTGAATAAAATACCCTCCTCATGTTGTTAGAAACTTGAGGGGTGGGAAGTGAATACGGTGGTATGTCTAAATTATAATTACCTATGTAATTGTCATCTAAAAAATAAATATAAGCACCCATGCCCAATGAGTTATTAACTTCTGGTACGTTTGCGCCAAAAGGGTCTAAAACATTAACTCCAACTGAAAATGGTCTTATACCGCCCTGCATAGGTGAACCATAGGCAAAAGGGTACTCGTGAAATGTTCCTTCAAAAACGTCCCAATCAAAAAACTCATCAGTATCGTTTTCTGCTAAACAAACGGATGGAGCAGTAGCATAGTATATATCACCATCCATATAACCATAAGACAATGGGAACAAAGCAGAGTTAAGCTCTGTTTTTGAGGCAAAAGTAGTCCCTATTAAAGTGTTTTCAATTGGGGATATGCCATCTTGACTTAGGTTTAAATAATTACTTGTCTTTATTTGATTACCTGGATCTCTACTTGACCCCATACCGACAGACATCACTATGGGTCCGCTTGCTATAACCTCTGGGATACATTCTGCACGTACAATCTTTATCTTACTAATAAGACTCCTTATTGGTGTTCCGTCTATCTCAAAGTTTAAGTCAAATCCAAAGAACTCAACGTAAGGAACCTTTACCCTTCCGTAAACCTTCTTTTTAGGGAAGTCATATACGGGGTCATCTATACCTGGCGGTAAAGGATAGAAATTCTCGTCTGATAATATCGTTTCGTTTAGGTCGTAGTTTGAAAGTTCGTCAGATGCTGGTGGACTGCTTTGAAACCTCCTATCATCGCCTTGTGGGTTTGATACGTTTGTAGGATTTGGGTCTACTCTAATATCATCGACCCAAGACGCTTCTGACCACGTTCCTGACTTCTTCCAATAAACCTGCACACCAAATCGGTATGTCTCGTTCATCATGTAGCCAAGATTGTCGTGTATGACTTGAACGTCTTGGTACTCTCCTAATTGATATTTACTTGTCTCGGTTATCCACTTCTGTTTGATTCTATGCTTGAATGTCTTACTCCAAGGTCTTAAATCAAGTTTAGGGTCTTCTTGTAGGTTAGAGAATACAAGCCTATTATCTATAAGGTCTACGTTCAACGCCCTCTTAGGAACATTAAGGTTGCTTACGGTTATTGTCGCTAGGTCTACAATAAAAGTTTCTTCAGTCCCCGTATGATCTAATATCATAGTTCGGCTTGAGATTGTTCGCTCTGAAAGCACAGATGCTGTGACAGCCTCACCTACGTAATCTATAAACCCAAGCGCAATGTACTCGTACTTGTCGGTGTCTATCTGCTCAATTATTAATCTATTAGTCTTGCCTGTGGGTGTTTCAGGATCGTTACCATATATAGTTCCACTAGGAACACCTTCATAGGCACTCACGACATTACTTATAGCCGAGTACGCACTTCTATTCCCGAAGTAGTCTACTAAGTAGCAGAAGTATCTCTTATTACCAGCCTTTAAAGCCCCTGCCTGAACCTGCTCTGAGAGTCTTACCGTTGCCTCAATAGAGTTAGAGGAAACCTCGTTCTGTTGGTCTATGTTATCGTAGCTGTAGTAGTTGTTAGGATTGATGTAAGCCAAAGCCCCATCTTCAATATACTCACCGTAGTAGTAGAACGCTCTCCTGTTGTTGTAATCGTCCGTGTAGTAAAGTGTCTTTCTTCTTACATCATCTCGCCCCGTAATGTCGTTACCGTGTATTGTAAGGAAGTTTAACTGAATACTCCTAAGCAATCTTGTATAAGACCATGCGTCAGCATCGTGGTCGTACAGTGCCACGCCTATCTCCCCGATAGACTGTGGGTTTCTGAGCATCACCTCATCCCCTACAACGTAGCCTACATTACCATGCACACCGCCAAATGATGTGTCTGTGATGATTTCTATTTGGTTTGTCGTTGGTATTCCTGACACAAGAAAAGTTCCATTTAACCAGCTTGCGTTTGATTGAGAAATACCTACCCACTCCCCAATCTGAAAGTCGTGATTACTTGAGAATGTAATACGTGTAGGTGCGTCAAATGTTGTTCCAACAATAGGGGTAACAGCTAAAACCGATAGTGAAAGTTCCTCTGGCTCTTTCTCAAGAGTTGTAGATGTGATGAAAAGATGTCCTAGTATGTCGTAGCTACCGTTAGCTATAAGCCCACCTGTAAGGTTTAAAGGGATAGCCTCTTGAGTTGCAAATATATCAAGCCTGTCGTTACCTGTAGATTGGATGTAGTAGTCGTAGTAATTGAATCCATTGAACTCAACATCTACATAGTCAGCTCCAAGCGTGAACGTGAACTGTGCAGCATATTCAAATACGTTAGGGTCTGTTAGGCTAGCGTAGATGCTTGCAGCGTCACCTGCTGTTTGAAACGTGTCCATAACGTGATTCTGATTCATCGTTAGGAATGTAATCTCGTAGTTTCCAGATGTTATAGTAGCACCAATCGTGGATGTATATAAGACTTGTGGAACTCCTGGTGGAACAATCAGGCTAATGGTATTGCCATTGATTGATTGTATCGTCCAAGTTCCGTTTAATTGAGTTGGACTAGCCCCGTCTATAATCAAATCACCGCCAACAAGTAGACTGTTTACGTTAGGTAGGCTTGGGATTGTTACGCTCAAATTTGCAAGAGCATCTATAATACTACCGTTATAGACTTCAAACTCACCTATTTCATAGGATACCGTTTCGCCCTCATTGATTCTGTACTTCTTGTTCTGAGCCTCAACATTACCCAATGTAAACGCAAGCTCATTACCCTTAACAGGGATAACAGCACCTCCAGTCCCACCCTTCTCAGTTAGCTTCTGAATGTTCTTTGCATCGATGTAGTTTCCTTGTCGTACATAGCGAGGGTCGCTATCCTTGTCCATGTTTCCGACAGGGTTAAATCTTACTGGCTGATCGCTCATTATCTATCGTTTCTATCAGAGGTAATCCACGCATTAAGTAATGCACCTATCTGCCTCTTGTTCTCTTCAAATCTCTCCCTCTGGCTCATGCCCTTGAGGTGTTGCTTTTGGTTCTTCCAGGTTCTTTGATACTCTTGTCTTATGTTGACAGGATAGTTTTCAAAGAAGCTAACCGTAAACTGATAGCACAGGTAAGCCTCTATGCCTCTCTCGTGTCTCTCAGACATTAACATCAGTCCGTCCTCATCTACAGTCCTTGAGATGTACGCTATACGCATCTTGTCTGTCTCAAGGTCTGAAGGTACGTGGAATACTATATACCCCTCCTGAATCTCAAAGGAGTTATTAAACCCGTTGTTTGTACTTGCCACGTTCTCGCACCCACAATCCGTTAGGAATGCAAGGTCAAGGTATGGTTGGTCGAAGCAGTTACCGTTAGAGTCGGACATTCTCGCCCCTAGAAGCCTAATAAAGCCCATAGGCAGCTTTGCTCTCCCGTCAACGATATCTACGGTACACGCACGTTTTGCGTATGTAGTAGCGTCACCGATATGGCGCATAGCCTCGTCTGCCTTTCTAAGAAGGAAGCCATCGAACTCTGTCGTGTCCTGAATACGTAGCATCTCCTTTGCAGACTCAACAGCCTCCTGAAGGCTTACAATGCTATATTTGCCTACCTCTATCATTTCGTTTGAACGTCACGTTGAATATTTGAATCCTCTTGGGAGTTTGATATCTTGTTGATAGGCATTCTCATAGAGTCTACTATCGTACCCCTTCTCACAAGGTCTTCGATACGCTTCATTGCATCGTTAGTGATAGGGTACTCATCGTGGTCGAAGCTAAACTGAGGAACGCTTGTAGGGTCTTCAAAGATACCTTCTACCAACGGATACTTGACCTTTGGGTCGTATATCTCTAAGTATCCCCTCGTAGTATCGTATAGAAAGTGTATGTGCTTTTTTTGAGCCAACTTGTGAATCCTATGATTCCGTCTTGAACTTAACTGCATACGTGTACGAACCTTCCAAAAAGCCTCGTCACCCTTGATGCTACCTACGTACATAAGACCGTCCATCTTGTCGTTGATTTCTACTGTACGTGGAATCTCAAACAATGTGTAGCAATCGTCTTGCTGTAGGTTCTCCTTGTACTCAGGATAAACTCTCTGAATAAAGTTAGGGTGTACCCTTGTGTTTTTACGGTACATCTCAGTAATGGCGAATGCTCTTGCAGCGTTTAACACCGTAAGCATTGTCCCTACATCATAGCGTGACTCATCGGTGAAGATTCCACCTTCGTCAGCCATCTGTATCAATTCTATGCACTCAAGAGTTTTCAATGTATTCGTATATTAGTTCTTCAAACATTTCTTCGTAGGTCATACCGACCTCCCAATATATATCTATATCTCCAGAGATACTCATCACGGATTATCAATCATTTCTCTATCAGCAATCTGATACTGATTAGGGTCACGTACTTCTTGGTAGAACATCTTCACAGCCTCATCTGTAAGTCTGTTCAATAATGTCTCACTGTAGAATAAATCTAGGTTACTAATGTCGTTCGTAACATCGATAACTACTTCAGGTTTTCTAATGTAGTCTACACTAACACTTAATGTGGTAGCGGATTGAGGGTGAATAAGAAAGAAGTTTTTGTGTTGATTAAACCTTGGATCATCAATAGTAGGCTGCCCAGACTTAGATATTCTTCTATCGCTCTGTAGGTATTTACCCCAATTAGAGTGAACTTTTGATAGAGTAATATTAGGTAGTGGACTTGGTATTGTGGTAAATGATACGGGTGTAGATAAAGAGCTATCAGAATAAACCTCGTACTTAAATTCAGATATTTGCTTGAAATAAGCAGCCCCTGCGGTGGGTGGGTTAGCGATAATAGTTCCGTATATTTTATCACCAGACCTTATGTTTGTAGGTCTGAAAAACTCAAATACACCTGGAGTTCCAGTGTAGGCTTTGTAGACAGTCTCTAGTTCATCGTAACTGTCTGAGTATAAATCAATCTTCATAGCTAGAAGATGTAGATAATCCTCAAGCATTACATCTTCAGATATGACACTACCCATGTTTTGTGTGACAGGAACACCAACAACGGTTGTCTCTACCACACTAGCGGTTGTAATAGACGCAACAGTGAATGTCAAACCATCATTAGCTGTCCCCGTTTCCTGAACGGTAAACGTGTCACCAGCAATAAGATTATGCTCTGCCGAGAAGGTAAAAGTTGTACCAATAACAGAAGCTAATGGGATGGGTTTTGTTCTGAATCGATTATTATTAACGGTAACTTCCCTGTCAATAACCATCAACTCAGACAGTTCATCGAACTCCTTCTGAGTGTCCATCCCACGGTACTTATTCTCTATAATACGTAGGAAAGCATTGTCAAACGCACGTTGCATCTTAGCATTGCTTACGTAGTCAGAGTAGCTGTTGTCTATCTTGTCTTGAAATAATATTGAAAGATCTAATCCTGTAACCATTGAACAAAGATACGCAATGTTACTCAGACATAAAAAAAGCCCCAACCGTTAGGTCAGGGCTTTAAAAAGAGGGTGTGTCTAATTCTTACTCAGACAACTCTATTCCATTCTCCTCTTCGTATGCGTGGATTCGTTCAATTGCCTTGTCAAGGTCGGCAGGGAACTTACCCTTGAACTTATACTTCTTGTATAGTTTCGTGAAGTGCGCTCTTTTTTCGGCAGGAGTGATGTCATCATCCTCATACTCATTTAATTCGTTGAACGCTGTATCATCTCCACCGTCAGCAAGTGAACGTACAAGGTTGTCATACATCTGTGGGTTGTCCTTGAAGAACAATGCAATGTCATCCTCATCTTTACCGATAAGAACATCACCGATGTAGAACTTGTCCGCATCTTCTGTAACAAATCCAGATACAATTCCCTTGTTTACATACACTAACATCTCAACTTTCTTAGCTACTAAACTCTTGTTCAACGAGCCAAATGTCTCAATAAATCTTGATGTGTTAGGCTCTCTTAAAAGAAGACCTCCTTCAATATCAACAAGCTCCAAAGTAATGTCATCATCGTTCATGTCTCTTGGGTCTTGCTTAAAGAAGTACATAACGTCCTTTCTTTCAGCTTCTGACATACCGTAAATAGTTGAAACTACACGGTTTACGCTTACAGTCTTTGCTCTCTTCTTGTCTTTGGTAGCGGCAATAACCTCAATAGTAAACCTTGAGTTATCCTTGCCTTTACCATTGATATCCTCAACCATAGGGTGGTTCATCCAAAAATCAATTTGATCTTCCACTTCCTCTACTGAATCACCGAAAATTTTACTCTCTGTAGCAAGCTCTCCTGCGAATCTAATGTCCCCCCTATTTGTAGTTAGGTTTCCAGGCTTTACCTCTCCGTACTGATTTAGGGAGATGTTTCTGCCCTTTAAACTGTAGGTAGCTGTTAGTGTTACGGCTTGTTTAATGTGATTCACGCCTTTAGGCTTTATCACCGCAATTTCTCTTTCCATTTTAAAATATTAGTTAATTAACATTGTAAAGATAAAAAAAAGAGGTGACAAAATGCCACCTCTTTTTAAAATTAAATAACTGAATGTTATTACAATCAATTATACCGCAAGAGCGTCAGAGAAGTTCCAAGCAGCCGTTGCAGCGTCAAGACCAGCAAGAAGAAGGTCAACATCAGCAACAAGCGCAGTGTAGTTAGCTCCACCGCCATCGTTTAGATACAAGTTCAATGTATGCTCTTGATCACTTGTCTGCTCGTTGAATCCTCCGCTACCTTTTGGCAACATAAGAGTCAACTCGTATGAAGTGTAAGTATCTCCACTAATCGGAAGGTCTGAATCAAAAGAATCAGCAACTCCTTCAGCAAGTAAGTCAGCACCTGAGTTTTTAGCTGATATACCTGCAACACCACCAAGCACCAATACGCTTGAAGAAGCGTTAGACACAGTTAAGTTAGCGTAACCAGCGATAGACGTAATGGTTACCTCGTTTGCAGCAGCGATAGATGTGGCTTTTAACCTTGAACCACCACCAGCGGCAGCGATAACGTCAACTGCTGAATCAATTAAAGTAGCGAGATCACCAGGAGCTGCAGTAGCGGCAGTTACAGAAATTCTGTGCTGCTCTAAAGCACCGTCAATCCATTGAGATACGTAGAAGAAGTATTCTGTTCCTGGCACAGGAGTACCAACAGTAATAGTTGGTGCTGCTGGTGTTTCAGTAACAGCAAGTTGCTTCTCAGCAGAGAACAACTTCTTCCAAGGGAAGGAGTAGTCATCAATTGTTACAACCCCACCAGCAACGTCTAAGTCGGCAGCAGTAGCAACCATTGTGTTAAGAATGATATTAATAGGCTTATTCATTTTTCTAAGTTTTTAAAAGTTTATAAATTAAGCTACCAATTCAATCATTCCACAGAACTTACCGATCATGTCGATTCCGTTGTCAGCCATTACATCACATCTGTGAGCATCAACTGAGCTTACGATATCAACTGAGTAATCTTTAAAGTTCTCTGCTGTAGGTACTCCAGCGTCAGCCATACCTTTAATGTAACCAGCGTAGAACTCAGACGGTCCTCGGTAGATTTTTTCGATAGCAGGTGCAAGTCCACCACCTTTAACCTCAATTGGGTCAAGGTCAAGAGCGAACAATGTATGCTGCTGACGGTAAGGGTTGCTAAGTCCAGCAACTGAAGTCAACTCTGGGAAGAACTCAGTATCATTAAGAACTGGAAGCTCTACCATTGCTACTTCAACACCAGCGATAGCGTATGTACGTACATCAATCCCTTTAACTTCAGAACCACCGAATGTGTTCATAGAACCAGCATTCACAATGTATCCGTCAGTAAAAGTTCGCTGAATGTGCTGCATCATACCTCTTCCCATGAACAATGTCAATGGAGTGGTACGGCTTGCCTTACGGCTCCATACATTAGCAAGGAAGTTGTCGAACTGTGCTTGAGTCAAAGCAGAAGCAAGTGGAAGGTACTCACCACCTCTGTTGATGATAGACCATCTTACACCACCGTTCATGTCAGAAAGACCACCTACTTGAGATGTCCACTGAGCTTGGTTTGAGAACAACATTTGCTTTTCCATCTGACGAAGGAATCGCTGAACCATAAGGTCAAGTTGTGCATCTCCCCAGAACTTATCTTTGTAATAGATACGAGAAGAAATGTTCTCTCTTCGAGAAGCTAAGTAAGTATCACGCTTAACAGCAGAGTAGTTGTAAATCAACTCAGGGAACTCATACAATGGAGATTTTCCATCAGAGTAGAAGTTCGGAGAGCTGTCTCCCAATACCTTTACATAAGCATTAACTGCAAATGCAGCCTGCATAGCAGCGATAGTTGACTCAGTTGCTTCAATAGTAATAGAACCAGGAACGGTTGCGATTACTTTACCTGATACACTGTGGTCAGCGGCTACTACAACATCACCAACACGGAAAGTGTCAACTGCTGATGGAGGAGTGCCTTGAGGTGCAAGAGAAAGAACAATAGTAGTTCCAATTGGAGCAGCCTGTGCAGTGATTTGAGCAATAACGTGTCCACGACCCATTACTGATTTCTCATACTTGTCAGTGTCGAACTGCTTTCCACCTCCGAAAGGTAGATTCAAAATGTTAACGATCATTCCGAACTTGTTGTAACCTCCTGAAAGGTCATATACATTTCGGAAATCGTTACGGTCAGAAAGTGACCGAATGGTCAAGTTTTCTGCTACGTTTAAAGGGCTATTTTGTGCCATTTTAGATTTCTTTTAGTTTTTTTATTAAAGTGTAATGTTCCCTCCATTTACACCCCTCCTGCCTGCGGCATCGCCTCTTGCCTTTAGGTATGCGTTGTGATCATTAGATTTGCCTCCTACTTTTGTGGTTTTTAAACCCGTTCTTTTCGGTGCAGCCCTTTTGATAAACTCTGCCTTTTGACCTTTAACCTTGCCTTGGTGAACTTTATTCTGAAGGACATCCTTCTTGTATAAGTCCCACGCAGCGAAGTCAAACATCTTATTGACATTCACAGTACCGTCTTGGTTGACGAAACCTATTTTTCCTGAGACTACGTGGTCGTGAATAGCTTTGGTCATGTCTTCGGTAAGATTTAAACCGTAATAACCCTTACCCTTCATCGAATTAGTAAGTCCCACAAATTGCTCGTGATTCTGTTTCTGTATCTGTTGAGTTCTCCTTTGTTGTTCGATAGACTGTTCGTTAGCCTCAAATGCAACATTCTTGATTCTTGACTCTTGCTCAGATTTCATCTCTGCTCGCATCTTACGGGTTTCAATTTTTTTCTGAACAGGAGAAAGGTCATCGAACCTATCCATCTCATACTCAATCTCTTCCTCTGTTAGGTCAAGATTTTTAATGCCCATCTCGTACACCTTCTTGTCAGACATGGCATCATAGTCCTTGTCTAACTCAAAAGACTTTAAGTACTCTCGGAAGTTACCGTTACCAGACTGCTTAAACTTTAAGTACCCATCGATAAGAGGGTCGCTTAATACAGCCTCTGCCTGTGAAACCTTTTGCTCCATCTCTTGAAGCCTTTGGCTCTCAGTAACTGTAGGCTCTTCTTTGGTAGGCTCATTGTTAAAAGAGAAAGGGTCTTTCAAGATTGACTCTTGCTTAGACTCTTCGTTCTCTTGCAGTACAATATCCCAAGCCTCTTCATCGGAAAGTTCGGAGTTGCCCTCACGCTCTTTCACAGCATCGATTCTTTTCAAGTCTTCAATTGCCTGAGATTTTTTACCCTCAAGCGTCTTTGACTTCATTTCCTCAATCTGCTCGGAGAGTTCGTCCTCTTCCTTGCCTGGATTGTCCTCCATGAGCTTTGAGATGATGGATTGCTCCTCATCTTGCTCAAGAGATACGTCTACATCATAATTCAAAGAACCCTGATCCTTTTCTTCTTCAGTGTTCACGTTGCTGTCATCTAAGACAACATCTTCGTTCGTTTCTTCCATTTTACAAAGTTATATATAATTTATTGATTTACAACACTATGCACCCTGACCGTCCATTCCTTGCTGTTGACGCTGCTGTTCCCCTGCAATTTGAGCCTCTTGGTCAATAGCAGGCTGCATCGCTCTCTGGCGTAGATTAGCCTCTTCTCTTGCATTCCTACCTCCCTCTGCCATCTGCTGCTGTTGCATAGCGAACTGTCGTTGTTTCTCAGCCTCCGCTTGTTGCTGTAGCATAGCCATCTGCTGCTGTTGTTGTTGCTGCATCTTGCGCTTCTTAATCTTCATGGTCATCTTATCCTTCAGCTCAGTATATGTACGTGCAGTCTCAAGTTCGATGTAGTCATCCCAATCGAATCCCGTCTTGTCTGCGTTCTGAGCCATAGCCTGTGCAACAGTAAGCAGCCTCTGTCTTGACTGCTCATCGATAACGTCCTCAACGTCAACCTTGACCATCATGTCCTCTAGCTGAAACTCTGTCGTATTTTTAAAGAACTTAATAGCATCCTCGGACAGCATTACTTCAGCAGCCTCCTCACCGTCCATATCCATCAACATAATCTTAGCCTTGTTAAGTATATACTGCAATAGATACGTGTAGTAGGTCATAAAGCCATCGTAGTATGTTGCCATTCCTAATTGGTTCTGACTGATAGACTGCTGTTGAGAGCCGTAGCCTACATAGCTTGTCAACTGCCCCATAGAAACCTTTGATGCGTTGATAATCTCTTTCATCATTCGCTCCTTCTCCTGGATCAACTGTGTGTAACGAATTACGTTTTGGTCAAGCGTCATATCGACAGTCTCAACCATTCTCTGTCCGTCAAGTACGTTAGGGTCTTCCCCGTCCGATCCGTCTGTAACGTGCATACCGTACTTCTTCAAGTTGGCTACGAGTTCACGTACAGTGTCTCCCTCCCCAAGCTTGTGTCCGTTAATAAGGTAAACCTTACCAAGGTCTTTACCGATGTTCTGACGTATCTTGTACTCGTATGCGTCTATATCGTCCTGTAGCTTCTTCATCCTGTCAACGACAGAGCGATTCATCCCCATCATCATATTAGGGATAAATGTACGGACAGGTAGCATTGGTCTGCTTGGGTTCATAGAGTCATACACTACGTTGTAGTCCTGACCGTAATCCGTAATAATAGCATTGCCTATGACTGTGGCTCTGTCTATTCTTAGGTAACTGTAACGCTCTGAGTCATTTCCGTGTATTGGAGTTACATCCTTACCACCTTTCTTGCCCTTCTTAACCTTCTTGTCATCTGGAACCTCTGTAATCCAAAACCCCGTAACGACAGCAACCTGTCTGTAGTTTCTTCCGTCAGGTCCTCCCCACCAATTAAACCCAATATCAGAACCACTCGAACTGTTGTAGTGATTAAGTAGTTCAAATCCAGCACCAGGCTCAGTAATAGATAAGTCTTTAACTAGCTCTCGCTCTTCATCAGTAAGGTCGTATCGGTAGTAAATCTCTTCGGGTGTCATAAACGATACCCAGCCCACGAACTCTGCTTTTTCATTGTAGTCTGAGTCGTTACTAAAGTCAACGATAAGATTGTAAGGTGGGATAACCTCCGTGTAAGGTCTTCCATGCATCTCGTCTACATACACTCCGCAGTATCTTCCGACAGCGCAGTCAGTAAAGGCTCTCATCATCTGGTCTTTCAGCCTATTTCTATTAACTATGTCATTCAGAAGGTCAAGCCCGTACTCCTCCATCTCATCGATAGGGGACTTCATAACCTTCTCTACAGCCTCGTCCATATCTATATCGTTACCGATACCCTCTGGGAAGAAGCCCATACCATACTTCTCTTGGGCGTTGTTGAAAAACTCAGCAAGATTCTTCTTGAGTTTAATCATCTGAACTCTCTCCATCTTCTTGGAGATTTTGGAAGGCTCTAGGCTTTCTATCGCTACCTTGGTAGAGTTAAGTACCTTTCTGATACCTCCACGCATATACTCTACAAGTTCGTATATCTGCTCGCCCTTTACGTATGGAGCAGGTAGTTCGCCACCCTTATCGTCTTCTGTTAGGTATGCGAAGTTAAAGTTCTCCTGCGTACCCATGAAGTATCGGTAGTTGTTAATAATCTGGTCAACTGGAGATGACTCAGCCCATCTTTTCACGCTTCTCTTGCCCTCGTTCTTTACCTCGTCTACGTTTGAGGCTATGTTGTAGTTTGTAGATATAAACCTTACATTTTGAGCGTACCAGTTCTCAATGGAGCCGTACTTTTCTTCTATTTTTTTCTTGTCAAAATAGCTATCGGGTCTATCGTAAACTATCTCGTTGCTATGACTGTTGTCCAGTATCATCTGTTATGAATTTTAAAGCGGCTAAAGGAAGTTCAAATACCCTCCCATCAATGTGTCTTATTACTATTGCGTAAGTGTTTAATCCGTTATTTATATCTCCTCTATAACCAATCGCAAGGAACTCACCTGTCTTGTCGTTACCATCTCTGCCAATCCACCTCACACTTCTTCCCTTGGCGTTCTTGTGTTCCATGTGTTTACGCTATTTCTATCAGGTAATTCTCCACCGTTTTCAAATATCGGTATTTTTTGCCACTTTGTCACCCTACGACCTGATTCATCGGTAGTTATGTAGCTTACCTCTTTATATTTTACTGACACTCTCTTGTTGGATTTCTTATACTCATCCCTATCGTACAGTTCGCAAGATACAAGGGCATCCAAAAGGTCGGTGTTATTTACGTGGAAGTCAGGAAGCTGATTTATTATCTCAAGCATCCATATCTTATCTGAGTGAGTTCTTAGATACTCAAAGAAGAAATTATATATAGTGTCCCTATTCCACCTGTCCTTGTGGAAGCCTTTTGCAGCCTTTCTGTCAAACGACTTAGCACCCGTTATAATAGGCTGACTCGCAAGGTAAGCCCACGCACCACCTTGTCTGTATTGGTCGATAAGAACCCTTCCCTCGTTACGCTCAATCATATTCTTACAGTCGTTGTAGTAACGCTGTAGCATCATAGTCTCTTGGTATATGGTAATAGGGTCGTTGGTTCTTCGCTGATAGTAGGCAACATATTCTTGTGTGCTTGGGCGTTTGACTATCGTGGAGTGAACAGAACGCTTGCCTGAACTTAACGCCTTCTTAGTGTCCATACCGTCTGTGTCTACCATCGGTATAGGGTCAGTTCCAGCCCTGTACTCATCTCCTTGAACTGGATGTTCAAGTATAGTGAACATACCCTTGGGGTCGGCTATAGCTATAACCCTTCCACCTTGCTCTGTTAAAGTGTACGTGTTTACGGGTCTTGGGGTGGCTATTATTCTTTTCTTCTGTGCATTTATCTTTGGTAGAATGTCTTCAGGAATAATACCAACATTATTCATCTCAAAGATGTCGTTGATTTCGGTTGGGTATGATTTTATAAACCCAATCAAATCCCTCTTATCATCTGACCTATCAAGGTACTCTCTACGCTTAGAAATCCATTCAGCGGCTCCCTCTTTATCGTCCCATCCGTTCGGACAGAAGTTATAAAGCCTCCCCGTTTGTTTCCCGTTTTCATCGTACTCTGGCGCACGGCTAACTCCTCTTGTTCCAGGGATAAAGACAGTCCTGACATTCATCTCTGATGCGTTCTTCCACATCAACTCAGCCTCCTTGATACCATCGTCAGAGACAATACCAGCAGATCCACCGAACACAACGGGTGCTATCTTTTCAAAGTCATCCTGAAGACAGGCTTGTATTGACTGACGTACCTCTGATGCGTAATCGTGCAGGAACAGCTCATCGATAAATGCGTGGTTTGCTCTCTCAGATTCAAAGTTAGCCGCATCTTTTCTACTGTCAGATGTCTGCCTTGCAAGAATGTTTGAGTTATTGCCAGATGTAAGACCCGTGTTGTCCTTTATGTCTATGGTCATGTAACCAGTAAGTCTCTGAGACTTCTTCTCTGGTCTTATCCATTCATCAAGACCTGCGTATGCTACGGCAAGCTTTTCGTTGAATAGCTTCTCTGTCTTGCTTCTATTGTTGGATGTCAGGAGTGATGTCGAACCTGGCTCGGTCATAGCCTTCCAAAGCGGAACTCCAGCACCAAAAAGAGCCGACAGACCTATACCCCTTCTCTTGTATATGCAGATGTCTAGCCCAAGCCTTGTAGCCTCGTAGTATTCGTCAATAACAAACTCGTCTACCTCTCTCCACCATGGTAGAATAAGGCTACCTCTCGGCTGCTTAATCTTAACTTGAGTTAGGTAGAAGTAGTGAAGCCCTTTTAGACCTGCGTGTCCTTCCACCCATCTCTCCTGCTCTTGCAGCCACCACTTGGCTTCTTCAGCCTTCGACATACCTTTAGGCTTGCCTTCGTAAACAAACTTTGGTGGCTTTAGTTTGCCGTTTATGATTATTTCAGGACCCTTCCCTTTGGTCATTAATATTTCTCTTTGTTACAAAAATAGGTATTTGATTTAACATAAGTATTTTATAAGTTAGCCAAATGAATAAAAAACCATCCGACTTCGTTAAGTCTTCATACGATAAGAATAACGCTATAGCTGTAGAGGCTGTTAGTAAATGGCTTGAGAAAAAAGGATACTCTATAGTCGATAAAGAAGAGGACTATTGGGTAGACATAGAGGCAGAGAAGGAGGGGAAGACTTTGCTGTTTGAGGCAGAGGTGAAATCTAATATAAGCTTCACGAGTAGGCAGTCATTTCGATTTGATACGGTTTCCTTTTTAGCGAGAAAGGCAAAATGGAAAGACACCCCCTTTTGGTATGTTATACTGTGTCCAAGCACGGGATATGCAATAATAGCACACTCAAGCTGGATATTTAAAGATGAGTACATAGAAAACGTAAACGTAAACACATCAGACAGAAAGGGTATGGATAAATTCTATAGAGTCCCTAAGTCAGTATGTTTTTTCAAAAAGATAGCGTAATTTTTACGTTGTTATTTTTATTATCTTTGTCGTGTTCCTTTCTCCTTCCTTGGGGTAGTGCTTTCGGGTACTGCCCCTTTGTTTTTTAAAAATGTTTATATTAGCGGAATGGAACAAAGACCAAGATTAAAAGGAAACAGATTAGCAGCGTTTGAGAATATTACCAAGGATGAGAACAGGGTGTTGGTCATAGGTGACTTGCACGAGCCGTTCTGCCTCAAAGGATATCTTAGATTCTGTAAAGAAACTTACGCAAAGTACAACTGCAACAAGGTGGTTTTTATTGGTGATATTATAGACAATCACTATTCAAGCTATCACGAGACTGATTCGGACGGAATGGGCGGTAAGGCAGAGCTTGACTTAGCAATTAAAAGGGTTGGTAAATGGTACAAGGCGTTTCCGAACGCTGATGTCACGCTGGGTAACCACGACAGAATAATAATACGCAAAGCGCAGACCTCAAACATACCAAGCAAGTGGATTAAAGAGTTTGGTGAGGTGTTAGAGACTCCAAAGTGGAATTTCGTTACTGAAGTATATTTTGATGACGTTAGATACATCCACGGAGATAAGAGTAGCAACGCAAGAACAGCAACAAAACGAGATATGGTTTCAACGGTGTCAGGTCACTTCCATACTCAAATGTATGTGGAATGGTTCTTTGGTAAGTTCGCTGCATTGTTTGCCATGCAGGTGGGTTGTGGGATAGACTCTAAAAGTTACGCTATGGGGTATATGCAAGGGGGGAAGAAGGAGGCTATCGCTTGCGGTGTTGTAATCGGTGGTCACACAGCGATTAATGTTAAGATGGATTTATAATTTATTATTTTTTAATCATGGAAATCAAAGTCAACTCAAAAAAAAAGAAGATCGTAATCAAATACGATGTAACAGAGGAATCTAAGAAGATTTTATCTCACGCTCAGAATCTTGTAAACACTCTTCCTCACTATGCTGTGAAGATTCTTCCGTTTGTGAAGAGTAAGAAAGATAAAGAAAGTCAACCCTAACCCTATCTCCGTCTTTTATCATTACGATTCCATTCACGCAGTCTTCGGCTGATTCGTGCTTGGATACTCTTGCCCACATATTCTTTATTACACGCTTTAAGTCTGCTATAGACGGTGTTACACCACCCCAATGAGCTTTAATACTCTTATTTGACCTAATAATGTGCTTTACGTGCGAATAATCTATTGCTTCTATGAAAGCTTGTGCTATATTTGTCTCCATGACTGCAATATTACAAAAAAGTTTCATGTGGATGACTCCAGGGACTATCTTTATCCTGAAGACGCACGAAGAGAGAGAGGATATTGAGATATTTCTCTGCGAAGACCCTGACGAAGAAGGAAAAGAGTTTTGGCTCTCCAGAGGATTTGTCCTTGGGGAGTTTGAAAGCGACTATAAACCGTTATGCTGGACTAAAGATTTATTCTTGATCGTCTGAAGCATTAAAAGGTTTCTCCGTCCAATATACAGCGTTAGGCTCCTTTACTGGAGTTCCTGATGTTTTTCTGTACACTGAATTGTCTGAACCTAAAAATCCGTCAAAGTAACGCTTACCATCGCTCCATACAAGGTTTTTATGTACGTCAGGACGGTTAAAATAAACCACATTCCATGATTTCTTATCCATTTCTGTGTTCTTTAAACGCTAAGTTACTGAAAATAAGTTGATTAAGAAATACTTAGCTTTAGAAGCTGTATCATTTTTTCGTTAGCAGGGTATATCTTCATGGATTTTTTATCACCAAACTCCCACCTCTGATGGCACTCCAGGCACAGGACGTTGACGTTATCCTTATTGTGTCTAAGTTTTGGCTGTGAACCCTTAGATAAGATGTGTGAAAACATATATCTCTCCCACTTACCGCCTAAATCCTTGTCGCACTCCTCGCAGTAGTGTGCTTTTTCTGACCATATCTCCTTGTAGAAGGCTGTGTCAAGGTCTATCTTCTCCTTTGCGTTCTTAGATGGTCCAGGCTTCTTGTATGACTTAGAAGCGCACCTCTTGCATCTTCCTTTGCTGAATATGTACTCCTCTCGGCTACACTCCTTGCACGTTTTTTTCTTTCTAGGTATCATAATGTAAATATAAAAAAGCCCCAGCGGATAGCCAGGGCTTTAAACAGAATGAAAACAAAAACAAAAGCAATGATTACTTTGACAGCAAATTTAGACATTCAATTTAAGAATACAAAATAAAGTTTTATTAGCCTTTTTAATTCCAACACCCCTTCCTCTGTAGTAGCTGTAAACTGTAAGTCCTCATCGTAGACCTTTACAAGACCAAAGTCGTGCAGGAACATTATCTCCTCGTGATGCTCGTGATTCCAAACATCTAACCCAAACATAAGTTCGTTTAATAAGGACATTTTCAGCTCATCAGTCATCGCCTACATCGTAGTTTTTGTAGTGTACGCTATACTTTCTCCCCTGCATCTTGGCTATAAACCTTTCCCTTGCCTCCACTGGGTCTTCACCGTCCTTGACGTAGATGGTCGTGTTCCTGTCGATTACAACACGCTGCAAATCGTTAAGGTTTGGTGAGCTTTTTTTAGAGACATCTATAGCGTTTTGCCTTAGCTCTCTTATCTCCTCGTTCCTTACTGCTCCTTCTTTTTTCATAATTATAAATTTAGTGTTTTCAAATAGTTTTATCAAATACGTCTGCAATGTAAAAACTATTCCTAAATTAGCGACCAAATACTTATGATATGTATGTAAGAAAAGCAAAAATAACCGAGGGTTACGAAATAGAAGTCTTGGTTCAAGTGTGCGCTGAAGATTCGGGTATGATGATGATAGACGCTGTAGATGCTAACGGGGCAATATCTAAGACAGTTATGTCACCTAGCTGCCACGTTTATGTAGCTGTAGACGTAGGAGAAATAGTTGGTGTCGTTATGGGCTTTCAAGGGACTATGTTTAGCAATCTACAGAACATGGAGGTGTCTATGTGTGTAAACCCATCACGTAAAAGAGAGGGGATAGGGCATATGCTAATGAGCCACTTCCTACTAGAGCATGGTTGGCTTAATGTGTACGCAGAGGTCGTTAGTGACAACGAGCCTATCATACAACTGCTAACTAAGCTAAACTACAAGCTCGTATGCTCACTGCCTAAGTTTGTAAACACAAGAAGAGGATTCAGAGATAAAATGATATTTACATACAATGGATAAGCCGAAGAACTTTAAAGAATTAAAGAAAAGACTACTACCGTTCATAAATTATGAACAGGAAGTTCAACTGAGCAAGGAGGCTAAAGTGCAAAACGTAGGCAACATGATTAACTCTCACGTTAAGATACTTGAAGCTAACCCAGGGAACGCTGGATATATGCCGTACTACGACAGGCTCGTTATGCTTCTTACAATTCTTGAGTCTGGCTGGGAATAGCGAACCTCTCAGGGTCTATACGCTTGCATCTCTCAAGTATCAGAACAGATACCTTCTTGAATGCCATCCTCTCAGCAGGGGTAGTCTCTGTGCCTATCTCGGTATTTAAACTAGCGTCAAGCTCTAGCATGATATCTACCGCAGCCTTAACGGGTGATGTTGTTCCTGACGTATCCAAAGCTCTCTTCAGATACTTAGCGGTATCAAGGACTTCTTCGTATGCGTGTTGAAGCCATTCTCCCTTAGAGTAGTCTTCTCTATCTACGGTTACACCGTACTCCTCTTTTCCTTTAATGTCTGAGGATACAAGGTCCTCGAATATGCGCTTGCTCGTGTTACTCTCCATTCTCCAAATATACCGTATCTTTGTTATATGGCAAAGCGTAACTACAAAAAAGAGTACAAGAAGTTTCAATCCTCTGAGGAGCAGAAGAAAAAACGTGCCGCCCGTAACAAGGAGAGAGCTAAAGCCGTCAAGAAAGGAACTGTAAAGAAGGGTGACAAGAACGATATGTCACACACAAAGAATGGGGTAGTAAAAAAGCCCCGATCCGTAAACCGAGGCTCTAAAAAAGATATGCCTGGAGATAAACGTGCCAGGGGTAAGGGTCAAAAGAAACGTCAGCCTAAGAGGAAGTAGCCTTAATAAGCCATTCAAATTCTTTTGTTCGCATTCCTGCATACATTACTCCTATCGAATCAGCCATGTGTTCCTGCTTCATCAATGGAAAGTCATTCCTAATAAGCCAGGGAGCCTCTGGGTGCTGCTCGTAAGCCCACTCAATCATCTCCTTCTTACTGGCGTTCTTTTTACCTACACTCGCCATCTTAACCTCGTGCGGTGTTACCTCTAGGCATCTATCTGGCAATGACGCAAGCAAAAAACAACTAACTCCGTAGTTCTTCATGCCACTCGCACTCTGACTACCGCTAGGTGTCTCTGCGAATATAATCTGTGGATCCCAACGGTCTATAAACTGCTTAGAACCCCTGTAAAGGTCTACACACCTCTCAATAAGGTCTGACGCTGCTCTAATTTTCTTGTTAGGGTTCTTCTGTGTCGTTATAGTCACCGAATCAATGACAATGAGCCTGTCACTAATATCAAAAGCCGTAAGACACGTATTACTCAAGCTCGGATCAATCGCTACTCCTATCATAAACCCTTAACCTTTTTTGTTTGGAAGATATTATTCTCAGAGACTTCTCGTAAGATATCCTAAGTCTCTCATATTCACTCATGGTCATTAAACCAAGCGCAGACAGTATCTTATTTTTCATGGTGTTTAATTATTTCATTGCACTTCTCATATTCCTCCATAGACTCATAGTATCGCAGTGTTACTTCAGGGTCTTCGTGGTTCTTAGGTAGGTAGAACACCTCCTGCTCCGCAAGCTTGTCGTAGTCTGTAGTACCTATCAATAACTGGTAGGCGTTGTGGTATGACTCTTCAATCTCAGTCATCTTTGTTTTCTGTCGTATTCCTTTTTGTATCTATACAGAGGGTACGCTATTACTATTAAAATTATCAGTGCTATTATCATCTTCTTTGTTTTGGTCTGTTGTTCCTGCGAGTTCCCTAAATATTCTAACACATTCAAGCGCAAGTTCAGTTGTCTCTTCGTCAAGGTTATGATATTTCGTGACTACAGTTAATGCGCTCTCTTGGATAGCAGTTTCAAACACATCATATAATTCAAAGTCCTCCCATTTTTCAACCGTTTGAGGTGGTTTTGCAAGTCTTTTCCTTCGCTTATTTTTAGCTTCTTTCATTCCTTTCTTAATTCTAGCGTTTGCTTCTGCTACTTCTTTTCTGTTGAACTCTTCTGCTGATTCTCCTTTAAGTATCATCTTCTTTGTTTTTAGTGTATACTTCCATTTGATGTTCACACTTACCATCCTTTATTGGAGGATTCATAAAATATGATTGCCTAAACTTAGATGGTTCTGCTGTGTATCTGTAACACTCATCTTTTAAGGAACAGTTAGCCCCTGAACACATTGTAATGTCTGGCATTATTTCTTCTGTTTAGTATTTCATCAAGTTTCATCTTCTTTGCTTTGGTTTAACTCACAATTTTGTTACTCACAATGTTCTTACTTACCATACAAATCATACAGTCGATTGCTGTATCTGTATGGATAATAGTTAGTCAAGTATCTTCAAGGTTCCGTCAGCCTTCACTATGTACACACAGTTCGGGTCCTCAATAATCTTGGTAATCATGCTCGCCATACTCTCAGGCATACTACCCTCCTTGACAAGGTTCTTAAAGAACTTGCGGTGCTTCCTCCCATTCGGTGGGTAGACCTCAAAGCATCTCTCTAGTACTCTCTCTACGTGTTCTTGCGGTGCTATCATCAGTTTATGTAGTGTAAAAATATTGTGTCCTTGGTCGTTCTAGCAATAAAATCCTCGTAATCATCGTAGTCCTCGTCTTCAGCCTGGGGGAAGGCTATGTGAAGCAACTCGTGGACTATGCTCTCCTCGTCCAACGGTATGTCGTGGTAAATGACAGCCTTCCTGCCATCAAAATCTCTCTCAATACCCACAAAGTAATCCTCCCCACTATACTCTACCTGCGTAGGGTCGATACGCTCTGTTCGTATATCCCAATCCTCAACGCCAAGCCTCTCAGCCCATGATTCTATAAGTGCCTTCATTCTACTAGCTCTACCTGGTTATCTATTACAGACTCCACAGCGTTCTGACACTCCTCCATGAGGTGGATTATATTAGTGTCGGTACTTCCCCCACCGTAAGTGGAGTCTAAAAAACGCTCAACCTCAATTCCGAACATATTGCCCTTCCTCTTTAGCTGCTGCTTGAAGTGGTTAGTACCCTTAAAGTCATCCAGTGCCTCTACAAACGCCTGGGCGAAGACCATAGCCTTCAGTGCTGTCTTGTGTTCCTCTTTCATAGGTCTGATTTTAAAGTGTCGTACCTTCTGTCCTCTATAAGCTGGTCGATGTCTACAGATACACCGATACCAATTGACTTACTATCCTTGTCTACAGATGTAAATATCGGGTTCAAGTTGTGGTGTATTTTAGATTGCGAAGTGTCTCCCATCGCAAAGTCAATGCTGACCTTATCGTCAACATCTTTTAGAAACTCTTTTAATTCTCCTACGGTCATTGCTTTAGTTTTTGTTTATAGGTGCAAGTAAGTAATTATTTTATTAATGACAATGAGCCTGAAGAAAGTTTTTTTATGGGGTTGGTAAATGTGTGGGTAGGGGTTGTGTATATGGGGGTAGCATATAAATAATAGAATCGATTCAAAAATTTTACAAAAATTACCCCCCGTGTCGTGTTGGGGTGGGGGTCAATTCCTAACTCAAACCCAATTCCAACTCACCTACTTTTGCATATATCATTTAATAGATAGCCATCCACTATACCACCTTCATCTAAGTTCAGTAGCAACAGGTCAAACGTTCGTTCCACCCGTTGCTACCAGGTAAATGCTACCAGGTAAATGCTACCAGGTAAATGCTACCAGGTAAATGCTACCAGGTAAATGCTACCGGGTAAATGCTACCAGGTAAATGCTACCAGGTAAATGCTACCAGGTAAATGCTACCAGGTAAATGCTACCAGGTAAATGCTACCAGGTAAATGCTACCAGGTAAATGCTACCAGGTAAATGCTACCAGGTAAATGCTACCAGGTAAATGATTATGCATAAATGAATAATACTTCACGCTCCACCTACTTCTCTCACCACCAATACCAATGCATAAGAACCTTAGGTTTAAGCCTTTAGTTAGTCTTAATTACTTATATTCATTTTAAGCCATATAACATTGTATCTAAAGCGTTTTCTGTTCTTATTGGTATCTATGTATTAAAACTTTTTTTGCGTTGAAATTAAGTTCAGGGCAACGTGTACCCTACTGTGTGTTTTTGTCTATTGTCTTCTACACGACATTTACTATTTGTATTATACGTCAGGAACGTTATCTTACGTGCGTGATACCTTATTACTATAATATGCAACAACGTACACACGTAGCCATTTAGCTTGGTTTATTTCTAACGTGTTGACAATCAGCTACTTACAAGGCTATTTTCACTTTTGTCATCTAGCCGACACTTTACGTAAAACCTAATACCGAACATTGCTCTCAGAAACAAACGGGGTGACCCAATAAACTTAACATCTAAAACAAAAACAAAAATCATGGAAAAGCAAATCAACCTTACCTGTAAACGTTCCGAACGAACAATCGAATTAGTTGACTGGAATGAAGTTATAACCGTCAAGGGATACGAAGTTTACAATGGCGATAAGCCAATATGTTTCATAAGCAAAGATGATTCACTTGGCGAATGGAATGCAAATAGCTTTTACAAGTTTGAAAACTGCGAAGGTCTTACTGGTGGTTTGACTAAAAAAGAAGTACTCGAAAATATCGAACGGCTACTGCTGAAAGGTACATTGTACCTAAATTGGGATGAGAGAAATTATATAAACGATTCTAACGATTACGCCAAGGAAGTTACTGAACTGGAAGCGAACGAAAAAGAAACCAAATCTGATGAGGCTTGTAAGTTGTTTAACGAACTGGACGATGATGGCTTGGTCTACACTAATCATTACGACACGGCTCTTTGCCAAAAGCAGAACGTCCAGTACCATTGGGACGAAGATTTGAGCATTGGAGATATTGATACGGTAATCGAATACTTCAAAACTCTGAAGCAATTGATTAAACTGGAGCGAAAAGTTAACAAGTTAGCTATATTCGGATAAGATATAAACACGGAAGGGGCAATTGCTCCTTCCACTAAAACAAAAACAAAATGAAAACAATAAAAGATTTATTTCAATTAGTAGCTGATGCAGTAGCCGAGGATAAACTACGTGCTGAGTACGAAAGAAAAGGAAGGTGGTTCATCGATTTTAGTGGACACGTAAACGGGCTATCAATTAGATATTACCGAACTGGTTGGAATGCAGACAAAAATGTAGCTGATGACCGTAATAGTGCAGATTACTGCAATGTTTATCTAACTACAGACGGTGTACAGGAAGCATATTGGTTTATCAATAACAGATTAAAGTAAGTAATTGTCATCTACATTACATTTTAGTATCAGGAACGTAACTACATTGCAAACGAATTAAGAAACACAAAACAAAACGACATGAACAAGCAAGACAAAATAGTATATAGAACAATAGTACTACCTAGTGATGTAAAAGCAGGTGATGTAGTACAGATTAAATTTGAAATAGAAGGTGTTGTGTATGATTTATTTGACAACTCTATGGAAGAATGTAAAGAAGAATTTGGATATGATTTATATGAAGAAATAGAAGCATTAAACCAAAACAAACACTAACACTTTAAACTTAGAACAAATGAATTTAAGAACACTTAACACAGAATTACTTGAGAACGGTGGCTTCTCTTACAGTCTAACTTTCGGTAACGTATATGGATCGGATAACTATTCTGTAGCATTCCACAAGGCAACTGAGAACGTATTCGAGAAGCTACCTACAGAATCCGATTACGAAGAGTACGTTAACAAGCACATTACACTACTTGCAAGGGAAGATTTCATTCTCGGTGGATGGGAACACGAAGGTAAATTCTACTTAGATGTGGCTCAACTGCTATCTAAGGACGAATACTCAAAAGGTAAGGCAATTAAGGTAGGTCAGGAACGTGAGCAGATTGCGATATTCGACCTTCAGATTGGCGAGGAGATTAAGTGCGTAGAAGATACAGACAAGTGCTACAAGTGCGGAAATACCGTAGCAGATGCATTTGAGTATTGCCCAAACTGTATGACACAACTTTAATATGAACAAGGGTAGGGCTTCGGCTCTACCCACTAAAAAAACAAATCAAAATAAACTAAAACAAATAGAAGTTATGAGCAAAACAATAGACGAAATAAGAGAATACTGTATCCAATTAGACTTGGAGAATGTCAAGTCAGGAGACAAGAGTATTGGAACGTACCGAAAAGGTACTGAGTCAATCATCTTCGAGAATGAAAAAGAAGTACGGCTCTTCTACTGGGATATCAGTACACTTAAATTACTGACCATTTATTCCGAATACAACGGATTGGAATGCTACAAATATGACGAACCTATCGATTACGCAAATACGTACTCAATCGACATATTAGAAATCATTGAAGCATTGAAAGCCTAACCATAATCCTTAATCACTAAGCTATGCTGAACGTCCACACAATCACTATTCAAGACGGAAATTATTACTCACTTAAAACTCTTGAGTATATGTATCCACAGTCAAGAATTAAGCTAGAATACAAGATTGGTGGAGGTTCAAGAGTAGAACACTACATCTACGTTTGGTATAATGACGAAGGGATGCGAGTATACAAGTCCAAGAATGACTTGGCAAAGCCAGTAATTGAATTTTTAAATCGAACCTATAGAATACAGAAAGCATGAGTATCTACACAAAAACAAAACGAAATGAAAAAGACTACATTCAAATTTGAAACAACGGACAACAATGGAAAGGTACGTGAACACGTACTGAACGAAAGGTACGGTCTGAAACGACCACAATGCACAAGCGAATGGGCTTTGCTAAAAGGAATGCTTGACGGTCAAATTGATATAGACCACGAACTAAAGGTAACATCAATAACTTGGGATAATAACAAATGAGAACATTAGAAAGGCATTCAGATACAATCTACGCAGTACTTACGGTAGTATTAATAGCCATAGTAACACTTAACATTAAACTTTAACGAATATGAATTACGAAATAGATATTAAGACCAGGAGAGGTAGCTACAAGACGTACAAGATTACCTTCAACGGGGATGCGCACTACAATAATTGGTGCAATCTAATGGAGCAAAAGTATGGACACAAGATAATAGGAGAGAGAGAAATTAAGTAATTGTCATTTGGATGACATTTTAATAGGACAGGAACACAGACATTTGAATAAACAACTAAAACAAAAACAAAATGATTTACGAAACAATTGAAAACGGACGTAGCTTCTCAGGAGAAGTGTACAATTCAGAAGCACCAAGTGCTATAGTATTAGAGGGGCTAGAGTGCGAAGCTATTAGCTTCAGCAAGGTAAGAAAGGAGTTGAATAAGGAGTTCAAGTTCTGTAGCCACAAGGTATTGGTCGAGTACCTAAGTAATTTAAATAACGAATATTAAGAGACAGGAACGATGACAAAGTCAGAACGAATCTAAAAGAAAACATAAACACAATAGCAGAACAATTATGAGAACATTTGAAGACAAAATTATCAGACAGAAAATTACTTCCCGTGGAGGTGGCGTAGAGATTGACCTACAGGAGTTCGGACACAACGGTCAGATGACTGCATACCAAAACTACTTAGGCGGTGGAATGCTCGGAGGTATAGCGAGTGATTGCAACATCGATAATTGGAAGGAGGACGATGACCTTGTGGAGATTGCATACGAACTACGGAAGTATTTCCACGGTGTAACTAATCCTGATGATAGTGTTGAAGGAACGTCCTTCGAGCAGAACCAAAAACTACCTATTAGTGCTTATTAACGTATTTGTCAGGTAGATGACATTTTAGTGTCAGGAACACAACTACTTTAGCTAACGAATTAAAACAACAAACAATAACAACTAAAAACAAAACAATGCAAACGACAGAACTAATTTCAGAACGCAAGACAGAATTGAAGCACAAGGGTAAGACCGTTTACGAGGTGGTACGAAAGTACTGCAAGAACGGATGGCTTCACAAGGTAGCCACCATTACAGATCTATGTACTGTATATGATAAGGAAGGAGTAAGATGCTACCGTAAAGTTTACTTTTAATAGTCAGGAACATTAACAACAAAAACAAGAAATAATGGAAGATACAAACAGTTTGATTGCAGAATTTATGGGGTATGAAAGTTACGAGTACAGGGGTTACAGAATGTTTGTTTTTGAGGAGAATAACCATCGTACTCATGTAGACCTACACTACCACAAATCATGGGATTGGCTGATGCCTGTGATAGATAGAATAAAAGAGATACGCAACTTACCTGATGACCATGACGAATCATTCTCATGGGTATGTAAGACAAGCATCATTGAATCAGAGTATAATGCAGTAGTAGAATTTATTAAGCAACAAAACAAAAACAAGAAATAATGGAAGATACAAACAGATTGATTGCAGAATTTATGGGGTATAAAGTAATGAAAGAAAATGACTTTCTAAACTACAATTACCCAAAAAACACTAACCTAGACAACATAATGATTGATGTTGCTATGACGTACCACAAATCTTGGGATTGGCTGATGCCAGTAGTTGAGAAAATTGAAGGTTTAGCAATAGAAAAATACAATCCAATAAAAGTGGAAATCAACGGAACATCGACCTACATAAAAAAAGCTAGTGAACCTAGATTCAACATATCTAGAGCGTACTCAGTAAAGAGCAGAATACAGGCTACCCACAAAGCAGTAGTTGAGTTTATTAAATGGTATAACGAAAACAAGTAGAAAACATGGAAATAGATTTAGTATCAGGCAACGTCTACGGGATGGTAGACAATGGAGTTTTAATCTTCTGCGCCTTCATCGGCTTTGAGATTGACGTAGTAATTGCCAAGTGGTTCAATAGAGCCACCAACCCTTTCCTCTCAGCAGTAATAGGTGCGGCAATAGGCAACTGCATAAGCGACTTCTTAGGGGCAATAGTTGACCCAAGTACCAGGTCGATGGCAGTAGGAATAACATTAGGGTGTGTGTATGCGCTTGTGTTGATTCCATTATTCAACTTAGCATTCAAAAACAAATAAAAATAAACTAAAACAAATAGAAAGCATGACAAAACAAGAAAGAGTATTTGAAACACTACAGTCAACGGGAACTAATTGGACTGTATCTAAAGAACCACTAATCGCCACTAAGGTGACGGACGATGGAATCATTGAACTACCTACCGAAACATTCGGACTATTTAGGTCAGACAATAATGGTTGGCTTGGGTCTGTCGGTAACCGATACGAGGCGATGCAGAACTTTGAGTTGGCAGACACGATGGTCGGCATACAAGATATGTTTGGCGGTGACCTCAGAGGTGGCGAGATGCGAGATGGTAAAAAGATATACTACCAGTTATCTCTAAAAGATGAACACGTTGGCTCTGACACGCTGAAGAGACACATCACTTGCCTTAACTCTCACGATGGTACATCTTCGATAGGCTTCGGTAGTACCAACACGGTTATCAGTTGCTCTAACACTTTCCACAAGGCGATGAAAGACCTTAGTAAGTTCAGACATACATTGACTGCAAGTGATCGCTTGGCAATAGCGGTAGCCGAGTTTAAGAAAGCAATGGATGAGGACTCCAATCTTATGGAAACATTCAAACGCTTTAATGATGTGGTAATTGATAGGACAATACTTGAGCGTGTAATGGCTAATGTGTTTAATGTTGACATGAACACTAAGGAATCTCAGGTCGGTACACGTAAGAAGAATCAGGTATCAGACTTTGAGAAGGCGTTAGAGCGTGAGACTTCCGAGAAGGGCGGCACACTATGGGGGCTGTTCAATGCGGTAACCTACTACACTAACCACATGGAGAAGTCAGATGACCACCACCTAATGTTTGGTGGAGGATACAAGAAGAACCTTACTGCCTTTAACATCATAGAGAAGTACGAGAGTGATAAGAGGGTATTAGTACACGCTTAATTACTATATGGGGAGAAGCATCCTACACTTCATTTTTATATGTCAGGAACAATAACAACTAAAAACAAATAGAAAGCATGAAAGACTTAACAACGCAAGAATTAAAGGACGAACTAACAAGCAGAGGGTACTATACTGAAAACCTGTGGCACATTGACGATGTGAAAGGTAGGTTTGAAGCTACAAACGATCAGGCTCAAGATGTACTTGATGAAGTGTTACAAGGAGAATGGATAATAGGTCAAATATTTGAATCTATAGATGACTGTGCAGATGAATATAAACTAAAGGAAATAAATGAAACCGATTGAGTATATAACACTTGCCCTATACGTGGTAGCGTTCAGGGTAGTAGATAAGATAGAAGAATATAAACAACGAAAAGTAACAGAAAAATGGAACAACTAAAATTGCAAATTGAAACATCGAAAGATAAAGCGGTAACTGAGTTTATCAGTAGACCGTTCAAAGGTAGCCTCATAAAGGTCTACTTAATATCAGAGGCGGAATCAATTAGAAGAAGGAAGTCCGGAATAGAAGGTGGAAGCGATGAATACTGCTTTTGTAAGTGCGTAGGAATTACCGTAGACTACAACAGAGATGAGCCGAGAGAGATTGCATTAGTAAAAAGATTGCACTCAGACTTTACTACATATGATGCAAATTACTTCCTTCAGAAACAAAAAGTAAGATTCTTGACATGAAATACATTAGACTGATAGCAAACATATTAGTAATGGCATTGTGCCTGGCGATAATAATAATAAGATATTCAAGATGAGAAGAGCAACATTTCACCTCACCAAGAAAGGTAGACGAGAGTACGGGATAGCCGAGTTCCTTAGTAAAGAACAATTCCTATCATGGAGTAGCATGATGAAGAGAAGAGGCTACGGTATAGACTTAAAGTGGGCTGATGGATATAGTGGGGTCGATGGGGAGTACTATACTGAAAATGGCGTTAAAGTAAAATGTTCAAAATGCGGATGGGTAGGAACTGAAACAAGACAGTACGTGTATCATCACGGGTGTCCAGATTGCTACAATCCATCCACAGAAACAGAAGAACCACTAATACTAGCAAAGATAAAAGATGAAAAATAAATACATAATATACAGACTAGGTGATGAAGGAAAGTACAATCAGGTTGATTGGGTGATTCATACAGAAGGTGATGACGATGGATTCGAGATAGAGTTGAGGTTGACGATAGAGGGGGTGGCTTTCGATAAAGACATAGAAAGAATGGACAACGAAGGCTTATTCTTCTTTGACGAAATAGATGTGGAGCATATCAAGAAATCTATATACACGGTAATTGAGACTGAGTACGGGGTTACTGGAGACTACGACTACTGGTATATAGTAAGGGAAAAAGCGACTGCAAGTGATATACTAAAGCACTTACAAACAGAAAAGGAAATAAATAACGAATTATATTCAATAAATAGACACATATAAACAATGAGAATAAAAGAACAACAAGAGCAGTACATCAACAACCTTATGACTTGCTGAGATGAATAGATACGTAGCATACTATAGGGTTTCCACCAAGAAACAAGGGGAGTCAGGTCTTGGTCTTGAGGCTCAGGTAAGGATGGTTCAAGGATACGCTAGGAACGGAGACATCATCGAGGAGTTTACCGAGAAGGAGACAGGAACATCGAAGCGTGAACGACCTATACTCGCAGAGGCTATCGAGATATGCAAGGAGACAGGAGCAAAGCTACTGATAGCTAAACTCGACAGACTTGCCCGTGACGTACACTTCATATCGAGCCTGAGTAGGACAGGAGTTGACTTTATTTGTTGCGACAATCCTAACGCTAACAAGCTGACTATCAATCTATTAGCATCTGTAGCTGAAAGTGAAGCTGAAGCTATATCTGCTAGAACTAAGGCTGGTCTTGCTTCAATAAAAGAAAGGATAAGGAAGGATGGTATGTACCTGTCTAGGTCTGGTCGTAACATAACTTCACTAGGAACACCTGAGAACCTGACAGACGAGGGTAGGAGAAAGTCTGGAGAAGTAATAAAACAGAGATTCAAGAACAATCGCAATACTAGGATGGCACGACCATACGCAAGTGAACTGAAGGATAAGGGTCTGGAACTGATAGAGATAGCAGACAAACTTAATAGCAACGGATTCATTACGGCTACGGGTAGGCAGTTCAATAAGTTCAGCGTATATAGACTGATGAAATAATGTGGTGGATATTTGGGATTACAATGTTTGTGGCTCTGTCTTGTTACTTCCTACAAGGATACGACAGGAACATAAATACCTTCTCCAGGAGGGTTTCCATACACTTCAGGTATAGATGGATGGATAGAAGGTGTAGAATCATGGATAGAGTTTTATTTAACGTAGCGATATTTTTAATGGTAGGAACATTTATAATAGCAATAATTACATGGTAACAGGAAAAGACTTGATAGTGATAAAAAAAGTAGAACAACTAAAAAAACTAATGAAATGAAAGAAAGTATTAAACTAACAGTGCGTGTAGCGGCAGAACACCCTGACGCTGAAACATTCAAATGCTTGGGCAATAAGATTGTCTTAGAGCTAAATGATTACGATTACGCATACGAGTTTACGATGACAATGCTTAACTTGCGAGGCGATGATAGGTTTGAACACGGAGACTTAATGTTTTTTAATGAAGGGATACTAATAGAGATAGACAGATGAAGAAAGAAGAGAAGGATGCAATCATTGACATACTTACTAAGTGGAGGGATATGATTGGTGTTAATGGTAGGACTGTTGAAAATCTAATTGACAAGGTTAATCAGATATACATCCCAGAGCCAATAGACATACAAGAGGTAGATGTTATCAAGGCGGACATTGTGAATATGTGCAATCAAATTAAGTACGATGCCAAGCAGAACAATGTTCGTGGATTTGACAACACTACAAAGAGGATGGCGATTTACAAGGCTTCTGAGATAAAGTATGGTAGAACATCAAGTATGGAGCGTGCGGCTAAAGATTTCTTCGGTAAGGACAGAACGACACTACTTTACTGGAGTAGGAAATCTGATGACTTTATTGATGTAAAAGACCCTATGTTTGTGAGATATGTTAACGAGTTACTTTAAACTAAAATAAATAAGATGAATATGGAATTTGAAACAGAAATAGAACAAGCAGAAGTGATGATCTCATTTGATTACCAACCTGAAGAAGCGACAGTACTATATTACTCGGACGGTAGCGGTGACCCAGGATGCCCAGCAAGTATTGATAATGTGGGTGTGTATTGGAAGACTAAAAAGTTTAACTCGAAAACGCTCAAACACGAAGATGTAGAGATTGATGTTACTAATTTTCTTAGAGAATTAGGTCACGACCTTGAAGATTTGTGTTGGAATTATTTAGAAAATAAATAAGATGAAGAGATATCAAGTTAGGCGTAAGGACAAGCGAAATACACTAAGTGTTAAGAAATACACCTTTCCGATGTGGTTTATGATGAACCTAACAACAGTAATACTAATATATATAATGATTAAAGTAAATTAAAATGGAAGAAAGAGAATTAAACGAAAAGCTAACATTAGTAGTTAATACTATGTTTCAAATTGGAAGTAGTGAACACGCAGAGGGGACACCTCTCCAGGGTATATTCCTTGCGCTATCCACCGCAATTATGTCTACGGGAACAGAAGATTTTGATGATGAAGATATACGTCAAGCTTCGATAGATTTAATCGATGCGTTAGGATCGGTTGTCAACTGCTCTAGGTTAATCAGAGAGATAGAGATGAAGAACGAAATTAACAATCTCTTAGACGGAGGAGAAGAAGACAGCAATGGGTTGGATTAAGATAGATAGGACTATAGCCGAACACTGGCTATGGTCTGATGAGAAGAAACTAAAGTGGTGGCTTACGCTACTTATGGAGGTCAACTACGCAGACAGTAAGATGTCTTTGGGCTACAAAGTCTACCGTGTTAATAAGGGTCAGTCTTCTAACAGTATTAGAACTTGGGCGAACATTTTTAAGACAGGAACAAAGTCAGTTACTAAGTTCTTTCAGATGCTTGAGTTGGATGGATTGGTAACTAAGCAAACTATAGGCAAAGGGAAACAATCAACCACACTCCTAACTGTCTGTAACTACGATAGTTACGAGCCGATAAGCTACGGATTGGAAACGCAAGAGAACACACAAGGGAGTACGCAAGAACAGACACAAGAGGGTACACGAGAGGGATACAATAAGAAAAGGGAAAAAGATAAAAAAGAGAAAAAGGAAAAAGGAATCCCTACACTTGAAGAGGTTATATCTTATGTTGTCGGTAAGGGTTACGACCAATCTATTGCCGAGAAGTTCTATGATTACTACCAAGACCGTACACCATCAAATGCAAGATTATGGAGGGACAAGAACGGCAACACGGTTAAGGATTGGAAGGGTAAGCTAACTCATGTATGGTTCAGGGATGCTGAGAAGCGTGATGTCAGTGTTCCTGTCTTAGAGCCAGGGTGGAGATATATTGATATGTCTGAGGCTTATGATATTGTTCGTAGTACTAATCCTGTAAGTTTGTCTGAGAAAGAGTCTAAGTCGGAGGGTGATGATTATGTCAGGAAGATTATAAATATTAACCCATCATACAAAAGTGCTGGTGAAGGTTGGAAATACAGAGCAAGTAAATGAAGGAAATATTTGAAAGAGAGATAAGCATATACGAGAGTCTGTTTGATGTAG